TTTTGCTGTGTATTCGTCTTTTGCATCTTCTTGCTGATATAGTTCTTGTGGTTCGTTTGGATTACGTACAATGATGTGACTTTGAGGAACACTGCATACACCGCCTAAGTATTCTTGTAATACTTGTACAGTTGTTGGGTATGTAAGTTCAACTTCATAATAATGAACTTCTGTATTTTCTAACTGTGGAAAATCTAATGGACGTTCTTGAATTGGAGTTTTCTTACCTGCTGACATTTTTGTGATGCCAAACTTTTGTAATCCTGTTTCAATCATGTCCTCGCATCCATCAGGTCTATCACCTGCGATGCCAATTTTAAATTCATATGTTTTCTTTGATTCTGTTAAATAATCAGCAAAATTTTTCATCGACGTATCCTAAACTATAATACTATTTATCTTTATCCAAACCTTTTAGGCGCTCAAGTAGACTGTTTCTATCAGTAACAACATAGCCTTCACCGCTTACAATATCGCCATCTGTAGGTCCGCTGTCTCTATCCATTTTTTCTTTTTTAAGTTGTAGTTCAACCATTTTAAGTTTTTTATCTAGTTTTGCAACTTTGGCATCTAATGATGTTTTTAACATTGTACCTGCAACTTCAAATACTCTACCACTGTAACGACTTTCTACGTTCATGCCTAGGTCCATTAAGTCATCATATGCAGTCATTGCTTTGTCAGCAACTTCATTTAGTTCAGTATCTGCCATATTGCCTAAACCTTTTACAGCAGGCAATGCACTAGCTATTTTGTCAAACTCTGCAATATCACGAAATGTATCTTCATGCTCAACAACAGGTTTACGATCTTCTTCTTCCTTGAGATCTTCGTTGTCTGATAAGTTTAACATTTCTTCAAGTTTTTTAGTCATACTATAAATCCATTATATACTACTATTTACCCCAGTTTTTATCAGTGTTCATATATGCGGTTATAGTTGCACGCCAGTTGTTGCCGCTTTCATAACTGTGCCAAGTTTCGTTGTCATTGCCGCATAATACCAAGCATCTGCCAGGTTGCCAAGGAATTTGAATTTTATTGCGTTGTTGATTGTTACTCATTACAAATGTTCCAATACTTTCTAAAGGTCCTACATATGTAACAAATGTCCAAATTTTTGTTTTATCATCGCAATGCGGCGGAAAACTGTAACCTGCTGTGTTTATTGCTAAATGTCCTAATGGATATATTTTTTCACTATTTCTAGCTGGCTCCGAATCAAATAAGTTGATAGTATATGGCATTTTATCTATTGTCTTTTGCACAATGGTTTTATATGGTTCTTCTAGGTATTCAGGATTATAACTTTGTTTTACATTTTTGTTTTTTATACATTTTTTACAAAAGTGAGATAATATGTTTACATCTTTAGAATTTATAAAATCGTCAATTATCCAATGTCTCCAAGGAAACGTTTGTTTATATATTTTCATTTTCGTTTGCCTTGATGGAAAATATCTCCTTCGTTGACAACTCTAAACATCATACCTTTTTGTTTACAATATGCTCTTGCTGCTGACCATTTTGCTTGATTTATAACATAGTGTGCTTTATTAGCTCTGCTGTTTCCTAGTTTTTCTTTCAATGTATGATTAGCTGGTTTGATTTCTATTAGTTCAACGTGTTGCTTACCTGTTCTATCATTATATACAATAAAAAAATCAGGAACATAAATTGTGTATTTTCCTGTTAATGGATGTCTATAAGGAATTTTAATTGCTTCACTTGCCCACTTTGAAATATTTTCATTGCTATCACACATACGCATGAAAGCAAATTCCCAACTACTACGATAAGTTGGAGTACGTCCGCCTATGTATTTGTCAGGGTTTTTGAGTGTAAATTTACCCTGGGCAAAACGTGACATTAGAGTCTCACATTCCTGTTTTCGGTAGTTTCTATATTGTAATTATTTTTGTAACCTAGTGCGCTGATTTTACTTCTATTGTTGTTTAATATTGCGCTTACCAATGTGCTAAGTTGAACTTCGTCTAATCCTGTTAACGTATCAATGATTTCAAACACATTTTTATTTTCTGCTTTTGCCTGCTGTATTACTATAGTAGCAACAGCAATTGCTGCATCTTTTGTAAATTTACGTTTTGTAAAAAATCCAACAACGGTATCAACTTCATTGCTTGTTAAACTAATTTGTTTAGTAAAGTATCTGTCAAAAAACTGTTTTGTTTCTTTTGCGCTATCTTGTACTTTGTTTAATTCTTCGTTGGCAAAACTGCTCATCCGATTACTCCAATATCTTTTAAATCACTTTCAAAATTAGTTCCAATAGGAGAGCTTGTTCCTTGATTCATTTCGTTAAAATTATTTAACGCACTGGCTTCGATTTGTAATTTAATTGTGGGCGACAACGATTCGTAAAATTGCTTAGATTCTTGTCTATTCAATCCACTGTACACACTAATAAGCCTTACTGATTGTCCTGCTGCATAGTCAGCAAGTTTTTGTGGATTATTTTGTAATTGTCTTTTATACTCTTGGTCGCTTAAACTTAAATTTTGATTACGCAACTGTACCGGAGTAGATTCAATGAATGTATTATTAAATGTGCTAGGAAAATAATTAGTTGTTGTAGCCGGTTGTCTTACAATTTGATTAATTGGTTGTGTAGATAATGGTAATTGTTCTTGCTTTTGTGTGCTATTAAATCCTGTCAAATCTACAACATTAGAAAGTAAGTCTTGGAATATTTCTGCCCAAAATGTATTGTCTGCTGTGTCTTTTGCAACACTACTTGTGCTTACACTATTGTAAGGACTTGGCACTGTATCGTAATGCTGTACATCTCCAAAGTTTTGAACTGTTTCTGGTGAAGTAATAGCTCTATCATAAAATACACTTTCATATGCAAGACGCATTGTATTTTTCATCACGCCTGCACCGTCTGCTTGATCTACTCTATCGTGTTGCCATTCTTCTATTAATGGATTAACCAAAGTAAAACTTGTAAACGTGCTTTCTTTGTTTTGAGGATGTAATTGATGAATGACTATACTATTAAAGAAAGGTACATCTGTTGTTCTTCTTCTATTGAATCCATGTCTATAAGTGTTAGCAATATCTGTATCATATAATTTTGTTTGATATGCTCTTGGTTTTGTTCCTTCGGTATCATAGTTACCATCTTGATAATAATACCTGTAGTATGCTTCCCAAAGCAGTGTTGTTAATCCTGCATTATCATCATGGAATTCTATACTAATAGGATTGTAATTTATTTGTGTTTGTATAACTTTTTTTCTATTATACTGATTTAACGTTTCAGTATTAAGAGTATAACTTGGTAAGTCTGCACTACTAGCCAATAAATTATATTCTTTTCTATTAAGTTGATTAAAGACATTTCTACCTAAAACACTCAATGCAACTGGATTTACTTCGATAACAATATGATATAAAAACTTATTTTTTGGTGCTAATCTAAAATTATTACGTCTATAAAGTGCTGCCGCGTGTGCATAATCGCCCATAATGCCTTTGGACGAATCTAAACGACTAAAATTATCATAAAAACTATTCAACGCCATACTGTATTTATCTCATTAAAAAAGGAGTCATTAAGACTCCTTTTTTGGTAGCAATCTCATTTAAGTATTAAAGAGCTGCGCCGCCTGTAGCACCTGTTCCTGTTTCACTGTTTCTATCTTGGAAGTTATTAGGTGTACCTACTCCAATATTTAATTGTACAGCGTTATCGTATGTGACATTTAAATTTACAGTCATTGCGTCATTTGTTGCGTATGACATTGAACCATAATCAACTTGGTTTAGATAACAACCATATAGTTCCCAAGTTTCTAAAACTTGTGGTGTATTAGCACCGTTACCACCATCTAAGATTTCAATACGCTGTGTAAATTTATAATCTTGACCGGTTGCAGCACTTGCTTGTTCAAAGAAGTCGAACTGTTTCTGTAGCTGTTCGCCAACTAGTTTTTGAACATTGCCGTTAATATCATCACGTAAATTTACGGTTACAGGCTGCCAAGTGTGCTTACCTGCCATAAAAATTTTACTGTTATAAACATCTAATTGAATAGGATCAAACTGAATGTTTGGTCTTGTTGCATCAATTACTTGTTTTGTTAATTCTGTTGTGTTTCCAGTAATACCAAAATTTTCCAGTGTCACTCTAAAGCGATACTGAAGTTTTGGCATAAGCAAACCTTGACTACTTGAAGTAGTGTCGTTTGCTAATGGAACTGTTAAATTCAATAGAGTTGAGATTGCCATCTATAGTTTCTCCTTAATACACAAGTATTTATCATTTGTAGGGGGTTTTTAATCACCCCCTACTTTATGATATTAAAGACCTGCGATCTCTCCTGTGTTTTTGATACGTAGCGGAATGTAAATAAATTCTACTGCTTTTACTGGTTCAATAGCAATATCTACATACAACTCATTTCTGTCAATTCTAGCAGGAGTGTTGTTTGTTTCATCACACACAACTAAGAAGTCAAACAATGCTCTAAGTCCTACAAGTTCCACTAGTAAACTTTCAACTTGTTGTTTAATTTCATCACGTGTGATTTTATCATTTGGCTCAAACAAATATGGTTTTGCAAGTGTGTTAAGTTGTGATCTTAAATATACAACTAATCTTGCAACATTTATTCTGTCTAATGCACTAGCATTTGCTGCTCGAGTTTTCTGTCCAAATACAACAAGCCCTGCTCCTGTTAGGAATGTGATTGGGTTAACGTTGTTTGAGTACAGTGTATCTCTTACACCTTCGTTTAATGCTGCCGGAACAAATTCGCCTTCACTGTTAATATAACCTGTTGAAGTTGCGTTTGTTACACCGCCGCGTCTTGTACCTGCTGGAGCAAACCAAGGATAAGCAACTTGGTCATTAAGTGCAAATGTGCGTAATACCATATGTGATGCTGGAACAACAATATTGTTTCCTGCATTGTCACTGCTAAATCCGCTTGGATAATATACACCTAAGTATTCATCTCTACTTACTAGACCAGTATCGTTATCTTCTACTGCTGCATTTACGTTAGTTGCCCATTCGTTAAGTGAAGTTGCATCATGTGTCAAACGCATTGGAGAATCACCTATAACAAATGCTGACAAACCTCTGTCATAGTTTAGTGTAATCATTTCACCAATTAGCTCTGGATAACCTGGTGATGCAATCAAGTTAAAGATACGTGATTCGTCATCACGGATATCTTGATTATCATTTACTAATGCTTGTAACGCTTGTATTACAACTTTACGCTGTGCTTTACGTCCAAAGCTACCCGAGCCGTCTGCTTCGTTAGCTGATTCTGTTACCCAACGGTGTGGATAGTATCCTGCCATTGATTCGTCACTTGCACGAGCGTTTGTAGCAGAAATGTCAATGTAGTTACGCACAAATTTCTTTACATTAAATCCACTTCTACGTGTGTTCCAAAGCAACATACCTTTTGGATATAATGCTGGATCTGGAGCATCTGGATCTAAGTAACCGCTTGTTAACAAGTCACTAATGTCACCAGCTTCATCGCTGTTTGCACCTGCTGTGTTGTAACGTGCATCTGCAAAAATAACACCGTTTTCTGTTGTTTGGTCAGTTGTATCTAATTCTGTCCAAGATGCTAATGTTTGATTGTAACGATAAATTTGTGGGAAGTTTTCTAAGTCTGCTGTGCTTACCCAAAGATCGCCTGTTACAAGTGGTGAACCATCTGATTGTTCGTTAGGCTCAGTTGCACTTACAATAGGTCCTTCTGGACTTGATGAAGCGTACTCGGTTTGATAACCTACCCACGAACTACCATCGTGTACCATGATATCAATTTCATCTACAACACTGCTGTACCATAGAGCACCGTCTGCTGCTAATGCAGTTGGTGCGCTTGCACTTGCTGTGTATGTCAATTCTTTCCAAAGTGTAGCAATATACTCATTTGCTCCGCCTGTTGGTGAATCATAAAAGTTTGCTGTACCAGAATTTGCAGTGTAATCCCAAGCATCAAATGCTGATCCTAGTTTTGTATTTGTATCTACAAATCTAATTTCGCCTCCAAGTGCGTGTGTGATTACAACTTTGTTTCCTGTAGCTACACTTGCAGTTACATTTGCAAGACCTGCTGCGTTGATACCTGCTGCTAATAAATCAGCATCGCCAACTGCACCTGTTGGTGTAAAGCTAACTGTTACAGGTGTACTCATTGCTGCGCTGCCTTTTACACTTTCACTGATTGTAAAATCGCCTGCACTTGCTGTAAATGTGGTTGCTGTAATAGCAGCACTTGTAATTGTTGTTGCACCTGCTGCATTACGCTTGAAGATTGTAAAATCTGCTAGGTTAGTTGCTGCTTCTGTAGTGTTTGTTTGTACGTAAACATCTGCTGTTGTTAAACCTAAACCACCGCCAGCTTGGTCCATATTATAGATTGCTGCGTGATTTGAATCATAAATTGGAGCACTTGTTGTATCCCAAAGTCCTGTATCACTGTTCCACGCTTTTACACTCCAGTTTGCACCTACGTTCGGAGTTGTTGTTTTAATCCATATACTACCTGTTGGTCTTGGGTTTGTATCACCTGATTTGTAAAGAGGTACACTTGTATGAGCAGAGGCCTGTAGTTTAGGAGCATAGTAGTTTGTGCCTGCTGTCAATCCTGCAACAGTTAATACTGTTCCAGTACCTGCAATTTGGAAACCATCGTGTGAACTACCGTCATTGAAAATTACAATGCGTGAATCAACAACATTTGCTGTAATACCTGAGCCACTTGCTGCTGTGTTAAAATCAGCTGCTAATTGTGCTGGAGTATTTCCTGTTAAAGCAAATGTAAAGATTTGTGTTGCACCGTCGGTTTGATTAATAGTGATATTGTCTCCTGGTGTAAACGGAGTTGCGGTAAGTGACTCTGTACCTGTCACACTTGCCCAACTTTCTTTCCAGTCTGCACTTCCTACTACTACCCAAGTACCTACTGTAATACCTGCTGCTGCGTTACCTGGTGATTTGTAATATATTGTTGGCACAGTTGTTAATGCAACAATTGCATAATCGCCAATAGAACCTACTGATCCTTTTGGTGTGTAATCGCCACCGCTGTAATCTACAACTTGTGTTGAATCAGTAATTACAGTAGGAACTTTGTTTGTAAAACTTTGTCCTGTGGTATTTGATGTTGAAACTGTACTACCGTCCCATTCAAAAATACCATATCTACTGTTTGCAGTATCTAACCAATATGTTCCGTCTGCTGGATTTGCTGTTGTTGCAGTTGAACTTGCAGTTAAAGCACCTAAGTCTACATCTGCACGAACAACATATGCTCTATTGCTAACACCCAAATATGAGTATGCAGCCTGCAATCCATATTCGTTTTGTTCTCCGCCATGGATTGGATTGTTATTATTATCTACATAAAATGTTGGATCACCGAATGTATCTACAAGTTCACGCTGTGAAGTTAGTAGGTATGGTTTTCCAGCATTTGCTTTTGTGGTACCTGGAGCTGTTCCTGTTCCTGCACCATTTAGTTTATTTTCGCTTGTTGCGACAAATATAATAGGTACTGTGCCTGGTTCTGCCGGAGTGTAAAAACTCTCGTCAATAACGCTGACCTCTACACCTGGTGATGTTAATGCCATTTTCTTGTTCTCCTAAACAATGTTATTATAGTATTATTTAGCAGATCTGGCGTAAAAACAGGGGTTTTGGTAGGTTATCTACCCAGTTAATTTGCCTTTATACAGTTCATCTACCCAAAACTCTAAGTCTTTAAGTGTGCCATTATTGTCTATATAAAAGTCAGCCATCCAAGGTTCTAGTGTCATACTTTCTACTGGCTCTTTGGGTAAGTAGTCGCTGCGGTCTACCCAAATAGCATAATCAAAAACATTTGTGTTTCGCATTGCAAAATATTCACGTTTGTTCCTTAGTCCGCAGTAAATATCATGCTCATTAAAGATAGCTCTGCCTAATGTAGCAGCATCACGTTTGTTCATGTCGCTTATAGCATTATACCATTCAGTCCTATGATTGTGTCTATCAGCATAGCACTGTTCTTCAGTATCATAGTTGTACTTCTTTTTTAACAAATCATAAATGAAAAGTTTTGAACAGAAAGCACTGCTGCTTTCAAAACTATATCCGTACTTGTCTCTAAGTATTTCGCAGACAGTATCTTTACCGTG